CTGTTGCTGCTGTATAATCCATAAATTCTGAGAAAATAACTTTCATAGGGAATCCTAAATTTGGGAAATTAATTCCGCTTACACCAGACATTTTTCTTTGTTCTACCCATTCTAATGAACTTTCGGTTGTTCTTGTTGTGTTTATTGTTCCTGTAGGATACATATCACCTTTTGATCCATTAGTAGCTAAGAACATAGTTCTCAATGTTGGATTTTTCAAGAAAATAGGATAAGCTAAAGGATGCATGATTATTGTATCTGGCATTCCGCCTTTTGCAATAATTTTCATTGCAGCATCCAAAATATCGTCAAAAGTCAATGAATTATTTACTGTAGTTCCATCATCTTCTAATCCAGATCCACCAGATACAATTTGATCTGCTGGTAAATCTTTCAACATGTTTGCAACCTTGTTTTCTTTCCATCTCTTAAGAGCTGTTCCGGCTTGTCTTATAATGTATTGAATCAATGAATAGTCAGAATATTTAATTGTTTCGTCAGTTAATTCAACCATAATACCAGATTTACCCAATGCAACTGTTTTGAATCCACCTAGAGCAACATTGAAACTCTGTGGTTTATCTCCTTCAGGAACATCTAAGTTTCCACCGTAAGAACTAACTGCAGGTATTCTTGCAGATATTCCTTCAAAATTAATTTTTTCCATTAAAGGAGTTAAAGACAAATTAGGTTCTACTGTTTCCATAATTATCTTGTTAACAACTCTTGGGAATATTTTGTTGAATTGTGGTGATGTTATTACTTCATCAATATGAATTTTTCTTGATGGTTTAATATTACTTAATTGCGAATCTTCGTTGCTAAAATAACCGTTATTTTCGAATAAGTTATAAACAACTTCTGAAGCAGCGTTTAATTTCTAATTTTCAATATCCTCTTTATATTTTTTACCAAATACTTGTTCTTTGCTTAAATTATCTTTATCTAATTTTTCGATTTCTTTAGAAACCGCATCGTATACATTAAAGCTCATTTTATATATACCTCCTGATTATTTATTATTATTTTATTCATCTTAAGTCAAAAGCTACCATTACACCTAAACCATCTTTTCCAAGTCCGTTACCAAAGTTGTTATCTAAATTAAGATTTGGAACAGGTCTTGTGTATTGTACTCCACCCAATAAATCTTTATCTGCATTTGAATCCAATACTTTTATTATTCTACCAACAATTTGTTCTCTTTCAGATAACAATGCAGCTGCATCGTATGTTGCTGATACATCAGCACTTGTAATTGGTACTGGCCATCCTTCATCATTTAATTTTACCAATGTACCTGGAGTATAATTAGTTAAATCTGTTGTTCCAGGCAATGCCCAAATACCATGTCCAGATGTCATTACTGTAATACCATGTTGTAAGTTGAATGTTGGGTCTGTATGATATCTTCTTGCATATACATCATGAAAAACTACACCTAAAGGTTTGTTCTAAGGAATAGTCAATGTTTGTCCTGCAGTAACTCCAAATTCTTCTTCATCAAGAGCGTCATATGTGAATACTTTATCTACTCCACCGTTTGCAGGTACGATATCACCATTGTCGTCTAATGAAACAAATTGTCCCTATTTCATAACAACTGAAGCATCTACGCCTTCTCTTTCAAAATATTTAATCTTTAATAAATCTTTTGGAAGAAAACTTAAACCTGATCCTAAAGTTGTGTATTCTCCCATGTTTCTAAAATCGTTAAATCTAGCTTCGTTATATTTAGCCATTATAATTTACCTCCCGATAATTTTTATCTTTTTTTAATTAATCTAAATTCAAAATTTCTTTTAACCTTTCCTATTTTGTTTTTACAACAATTTCTTGTTCATCTTTATTTTCAATACCTTCTGTTTTATCTAGCTTTTTAATACCATCTTCACCATTAGAATTAACATCTTCGTTATCATCGTTGTCTTCACTTTCTTCACTATTTACTTCTTCAGAATCTTCTGTGCTATCCTCTTTTGGATCTTCTGTTTCTTCATCAACTACTTCTTTTTCCGTTACTTCAGAATCTTCGTTTTCGTCTTTTTTATTACTATTAATTTCTTCTTTTTCTTCTTTAATGGTTTTCTCTGCCAATGCAACTAGATCATTCATTGTTTCGTCTAATCTCTCATCATCCCATTTAGATATTTTTTCTACATATTTATCTTTGTTGGCATTATCTAATAAACCCAATGTAATTCTTAGATCTACAATTTTTTCAATCTTTTCATTTTTTTCTCTTTCTTTTAGTTTAGATACGTAATCTATAAAAGGTTTCATCTTTTCTATTTCATCTTTTAATTTTACATTTTCATCTTTCAATTCTTTTATTTCATTAATTTTACCTTTTATACCGTCATCTAAACTATCCATTGTAATTTTATCCATCGGTACACCTCCGTCAACTTTATTGTCATTATTATAATTAACACTTTCTGCTCTGTCTTTAGGATAGGTTTCTACAGGTTTTTTTGAATATGAACCACTAAAATCTATATGAGAAATATTATTTTTTTTCTTTTGTCTAGATATCATGTTGATTTTAGAATTAATTGAATCTGTCAAAACCACTTCTGAATCTTTATTTTCAACATATGAATTTGCCTACTCGTATTCTTTATTTAATATTATTGCATATCTATCTGCAGGTATATTTACAACAGAAACTTCAACAAACTCTATATTTCTAGGTAAATAATAACAAGTTTCACCTTCATATTCTTTTCCAGGTTCGTGTTCGTGAATATCCCACATTGATTCTATTTTCTCTCCGCAAATAGAACATTCCATATATTCCGAAAAGAATCCTATTGAAACAGTGTTGTATAAACCATCTTCAATTTTTCTCTACTACTCTTCATTTTTTACTTTTAATTTTAGTAATATAAATCCGTCCTATTCTGGTGGATGTTTTAACTACATACCAGTTATATTTTCGGCTTCATCATTGTCTTGAATATCAAAATATTTTGCCCATACAACATTTCCTATATTGTCTGTTCCTGAATCGTGGTATAATAAAACTGGTTTGTTATATGGAAATAAATAACTGTCAACCTACAATTTGAATTCTCTTTTCTCATAGAGCCTATCATTTATAGGCACGTTAGAATGACTGGCAACAGTGTATACGTAGTATTTACCATTTTCTTCAATCATTTTTGTATCGTTCTTAACGAAACTCTAAGAATCATACAAATAATCTGAATTAGGCATTTATCTCACTCCTTAATTATTATATTGATTTTGTGGCGAATTTCTATTATTTGTATCTTCACTATTATTAGACTCGCCATGTAATTTATAGAACATATTGTTTCTTTCTGAATCTTTTAAATTCTCTAGACCTATATGCTGTCTTGTTTCTTTCTCCGTTTGTACGTTGTGCTCAAATTTGAATACTTCATGATTTTCTTTCTTGATATTCAAATCTATATTTGGTTCAGGGAATATTATTGCTGGTAAACTTTTATCATCCATTTTTTCGATTTTATAAGAATTAGAATCGTATATAAATTCGTATAAAAATCCAACTTTAAATTGTTCTGCAAATGTTTTTTGCATAGAACTAACTAAATCATATGTAACTAAGTTTGCTTCTTCTGCAGTGGCTCTATTTGCTGATCCGCCTTCTCCCAATCCTATTCCAGATATACCAACTTCGTTTAGAAATTTATTCCTGTAATAATCCATATATTCTTTAATTTCTTTCATTCCCGATATATTCAACACTTTTACTTCATGATTGAAAGGTATTACTATAGTAGAATCAGATTCGTTGTATTCTAAATACCTCTTTACTTCGTTTATATCTTCCTCTTTGCCTGGGGCTTCCTTCGTACCAACTTTATATACAACTATTGAAAACCTATTATCTTCTATAACATCCAACATTTTTTGTTCTATATTATACAAATTTATAAGAGATGCTACCTAATTGGATGAAAATGGTTTAGAAAAGTAATTGCCATCTTCTTGATATTTAATATGTAATATATCATCCTAACTTATTTTCTTTGTAGTTGAATCACTTTTAGAAACGTTGACATATTCATCATCTCCATAACTTGGAGCAATAGAACTGTCTTCAAAAAACTTTTCATCTATATAGTAACTCTTTCTATCTTTTGAAATAGATACAAATCTAGCCGGTATGACATACTATGCCACCACTGGATTTAGTTTTTTATTTCTGGAATCATTTGTATAATAAGGTTTTGCTTTTGTAGATAATCCAGATGCTCGTTTTTTATATATAAACTAATTGCCGTACAATATCATTTCTAACTACTAATCCATAACTAATTTGTTTGTAGTTTGACCAGACCCTATTTCTACTTCTCTTAATCTATAATTTAAATATTTATCGAATTGTTCGTTTTGGCTTTTTATTATAAAATCTTGTCTAATGAATAATTCATGTATTTTACTTATAGCTCTTTTAAACAATCCATTTGAATTGTATGCATAATACATTTCCTAAAACAAAGATGAGTATTTTAAACTGTTGTAATTATTAGAAAACATATTGCTAAATTCAGTGCCTTGAGTCCTCTAAAATTTTGGAGGCTACATTTTCCTAACTTCGTCTTGTGAAGATGGTTGTTGCTCTTTTTGTTTATTCTATGTAAATAAATTTTTGATTCCACTGAAAAGTCCCATCTTTACACCTCTTTAATATCATTTATTCTTTTTTGAATGTCATAATACGATTTGTTTTTACCTATAAATTTAGTTAAGCTATTTAAATCCATGCTTTCGTTTTCGGACTAATTTTTAATTGCCTCGTTTATAAAATTAACAACACTTTCGTTACCTTGTTCACCATTTTCTGGCGTTTCATCACTTCCAGGTAAACCATCTATAGGATTTGATATTGGTTGTTCTACATCTTCCTACTATTTTAGTACTTCTATATTGAATTCATGTCTCTCTGATTCTACTTTTAGAACCTATAGAATAGGTTGATCATCTACCAAATCTATCTACAATTTATTCTAATTCAACTTATATAAATTGTAACTAATTACAGACTATTCATTAACGTTG